TAGTGTTGGCTGTTAAGGGATGTGGAACTGCAGCTGCTGTGGCTGCACTTCCTGCTAAGCAACTGTTAAGGACAGGTGCTGGTATAAACTGCGATCCTGATGCAGGTGTGTTTAATCAGTATGAGTTCCTCGAACAAGTAAATCACTACCCTGTTAATACAGAGCAATACACGGTTCTCAAGCACTTCAAACATCGTTTCGCGAAGGGCTCGTATGACATAAATGGTCCGCCTGGCGTAAATGGCACGACCCAGATTTGTATAACGCCGCCTACTCATACGTTTGTGTATTCGTGGGTGCCGCCTACGTTGAAGTATGGCACTGATCCGACGGGTGTGCCTACTTTGCTCCCAACTAATCACTATCCCGTGTATATAATGTGGGCAACCACAAATGATGGGGGACCCTATCAGGGGCTGCTTTATTATGGCTTCCGCACGGACTTATGGTATAAGGATGCTTAAACGATGCAAGAGGCCAGCTGCTTCTTGCGGAGGAGGCGGATGCCAGGAAGAGACGAGCGAAGCGAGTCATATTCGTTCATACAGAGCTTTACCGAAAGCTCCCATGCGACCCATATAGGTGTAACATTCGTTTCACCGTCGCATCACCTTCAGCTCCCGAAGCCGCAATTATAAAATAATTCGGCTTCTGAAGTTCAAACATATCCATTCGTGTGCGCCAACGGCGCACTTCAGCAGCCGAATTATTTTATAATTCCGGCGAGAGGAGCTGAAGGTGATACGATGGTATGTTTATGTAAATTTATATAAGCTCCGTAAAAGGCGGATGCTTAAAATCGAGCCATGGGTTAGTATTACCCCATGGCGACTTCTGTTCCGCAAACTTCTGTTCCGGCAAAAATGAGGAATGTATGTTTTACACTTAATAACTATTCCGAGCAAGATGTAGCACGCTTACAGCAGCTGGAAGCTGCAATAAGCTATTGTATATTTGCCAAAGAAGTTGGAGATAACGGAACACCCCATCTCCAAGGCTATATTGAGTTTGAGAATCCCCGGTCTCCCGGTAAGGGATTCAAGAACTTTAAAAAACTAATGGGTGAATGTCATTTTGAGCGCAGGAAGGGGACTGCTAAACAGGCTTCTGACTACTGCGAGTTCGCAGATTATCCAGAATGTCAAATTAAGAATGAATGGATCCACCGTTTCGGTGAAATGTCCCGGCAGGGTGAGAGGGTAGATTGGCAAACTGCAACCTCTCAAATATTGGACGAGAGAAGAGAAATAGTGGAAGTCATATCTGACCAACCACAACTACTTCCGGCCATACGCGCGTTAGAAAGACTAAAAACACTTTCAATTACTCCAATAGAACGGGAGGTTCGTGTAGCTTGGCTATACGGTTCTCCTGGTTCAGGAAAAACAAGGTCGGTTTGGAGAGAATACCCAAATGTGTATTCTAAACCGTCTGGTGCCTGGTGGGATGGCTATAATGGTGAAGAAGCTATACTTCTTGATGACTTTGAGGGGGATATTCCATTCTCTGAGTTGTTAAAGGTCTTAGACCGCTATAAATACCGGGTTCCGGTTAAGGGTGGGTTTGTTGGGGCGCGTTGGACGCGCGTCTTTATAACGACCAACAAGCCCCCATGTGAGTTCTACAGAGAGCAGCATAATCGTGCAGCTCTGGATAGGCGAATCCATGAGATTAAAATATTTCCTCTAGGTATAACCACAAATGCTTCGTTCCCGCGTTCGCAAACCGCGCAACCGCCGCCTCCGCCGTCCTCGCCCTGCGAGACGTCCGAGAGCGAAGACCGCAATCGTTAGCCGCCCCTTGAAGCGCGCGATTAAGGCGGTCGCAAAGTCTCAGCAGGAGACTAAATACGTGGCAGAGGAGATTCAAACCCAGGTTCAAGTGCCGTCTGGCGCTACTACGCCTGGTTCTCTGATGCGTATGTTACCTAAGTTGGGTGTTGGCACTGGCGACGCTCAGCGTATTGGTGAGCGGATTAATCCTATCCGCGCAACTTCTAGATGGACTGTGCATTGGGATGGAACACCATCTGGTAGCACAGGCAACTTTCAAGACCTTACATACAACCTTTTAGTGTTGGCTGTTAAGGGATGTGGAACTGCAGCTGCTGTGGCTGCACTTCCTGCTAAGCAACTGTTAAGGACAGGTGCTGGTA